GCGAGAGGCATCGGCATACGATATGTAACACCTTTGTCACTATCACGATTACCTGCCGCTACGATAACAACGTTATCGGGAAGTACATACTTACCTACACGACGGTTAAGAATCAGTTGATAGCCTGCGGCTTGTACTGCAGGTGATGCGCTATTCATTTCATCTAAGAATAGAACAATAATTGGGTACTTGCTTGCTAGTTCTTCATCAGGCAAATCAACAGGTGCCGCCCAATCCATTTTATTAATATCTTTATTAAAGAAAGGGATACCACGAATGTCAGTTGGCTCCATTTGTGCCATACGCAAGTCAATCATAAAGCCACCAAGTTCTTCTGTAACTTCAGAAACGACTTCTGATTTACCGATGCCGGGAGGGCCCCACAAGAAAAGCGGGCGTTTAGCTTTGAATGCTTTAAGCATTGCTTTGCGAGTTTGTACACTAGTGATAGTGAGATTGTCTGATACTGATGCCATTAAGTGCTCCTGTTAAAAATTTGATATATGAAGTATAGTATAAAACTGATTTATTGTCAAATTTGTGAGTTGTTGTTTATTTACAACAGATGTGGGGTTTGATAAGTAGACAGTTTTCTAGCTTCAATACGAGTATTGTAGCATAGTATGGATTTATTGTCAAATTACTTCATTAGATTAGCCATTAATATTAGCTTTTCTAAGTGATTGATTGCTGTATTGATATCGGTAACTCTATCATCAAGCATATTGTATTTGCCTGTTCTGCGTAGATTTACTTCTAGTTTGCTTAGTTCACTTACCATTTTGTCTATGTTTTTATGCATACGATGTAAGTCTGGGTTATAGCCAATGCCATTCATTTGACTGCTTAAGTCACTACTTACTTTATTCCAATCTAATGCACGTTCTATTTTCATATTGTTATATTAACATAGTATGGATATTTAGTCAACAAAAAAGGCTCCGTAGAGCCTTTGTTTTGTGTTTGTGAGATTATGCTAAGCCGTAACTTGCGGCTGCAGGTGTATCTCTAGCAGTACCAACACCTGTTGTATCTGTTGCTACCACACCCGTGTTACTTACTAAGTTGGTAATTGATAACCCTGATCCGTATCCAAATATAGCAGTATCAACGCCATAGCCCGCTGCCGCTAATCCACTTCTAGCAGTACCGACTCCAGTTGTATTATTAGCAACTACTCCAGTGTTTGATACTAGGTTAGTTATGGATGCACCAGTAACATTATCAAATCCATAGCCAAAGATGGCTTTGTCTGTGCCATAACCTGCGGCTGCTAATAATCGTCTAGCAGTGCCAACTCCAGTAACATCGTTACCAACTACTCCTGTGTTTGATACTAAGTTGGTTGTTGCGGTTAATGAGCCAGAGGGTGATCCATATCCAAAAATAGCTTTATCAGTACCATAACCTGCGGCTGCAAGACCTCTTCTAGCAGTACCTACTCCTGCGGTATCAGTAGCAACTACACCTGTATTTGATACTTTATTAGTTACTGAGACTGGTCCAGTATCATTTGGATTTGATCCATATCCAAATATAGCCTTATCAGTGCCATAAGTTGCGGCGGCTAACTCTAATCTAATACTACCGACGCCTGTGGTATCAGTAGCAACTACACCTGTATTTGATACTTTATTAGTTATTGACGTTGACCCTCCACTAGCACCGGTAGTTGTGCCATAACCAAATATAGCTTTGTCTGTCCCATAGCCCGCTGCCGCTAGGCCACTTCTAGCAGTACCAACGCCTGTGGTATCGGTAGCAACTACTCCTGTGGTTGATACTAGGTTAGTCATTGACACTGTAGTACCGCCAGAATTAATTCCATATCCAAAAATAGCCCTGCTTGAGGGAGGAGGCTGTGGTGTTACTGTCATTCCACCTGTAAATAGCATTCCGCCTGATAATAACATAAATATATCCCTTTATTACTATTTAGCAAAATAATAGACAAAAAAGGCTCCTAAGAGCCTTTTCTGAGTATTAAATATTACTTTGTTCTCTTTATTTTCTTCTTAGGAACAGATGTTTCTAACTTTTTAGGAGCTTCAACTTCAGCTGGCTGTTGATTTGAAAGCTGTAACATAATGTCTTTTTGCTCTAACAATACAGTACCTTGAGGGACAAGACCAACTTGCATCAACGCATTTAATGTTTGTGGATTACTCATAGCGTTCAATAGTTTAGCTGGACTAGGTCTGCCCATAGCAATGATTTCGGATTGTATTTCACGACCAACCATTACTGTAAATTCATAGTTAGCATTAGCTTCAAACATTTCATCATCAGTATAAAATGTACCATCTTCATGTCTCAATCTAGTTGGTTCTACTTCAGCATAGAGTTCAGCTAATAGTTTTTCTAGTATCTGTATTTCTTTGCGATTAAGCTCAAAAGCGTGTTTTTGGTCATCTAAGTGTGATTCCAACTCAATGATTTCTGCTTGTAGATTAAGCATAATATGCGGTAGTGCTGGAACTGTTTTTAGATGTTTGAGTTCTTCAAGTTTAGCTTGATATTTTAGTTCAGCTACTTCTTCTAGTACAGCCGCTCGTTTGCGACCGACTAAGAAGCCTTGAAGTGTTTTGATTTTTTCCCAGGGTGTGTTACCTATAACTTGGTAACGGTAGTTGAATTCTGAATTTAGATTGGAAGCCATTTTATCTCTCTATAGGTTGTGTATAGAGATATTTAATAGCTTTTTATTGTGTGTGAAAATTTTATGTTGTTGAATACCCTGCGGCTGCAAGTGAGTATCGTAAAGTACCAACTCCTGTCGTATCTGTAGCAACTACACCCGTATTTGATACTTTGTTAGTTGATGATTAAATTGAACCATAACTTGCGGCGGCTAGTTGGCTTCTAGCAGTTCCAACACCTGTAGTATCGGTAGCAACTACCCCTGTATTACTTACTAGATTGGTCGGGCTACTACCGGTTCCATATCCAAACATTGCTTTATCTGTACCATAAACTGCGGCAGCTAAAAATTGTCTAGCTGTACCAACACCAGTTGTGTCTGTAGCAACAATGCCTGTATTACTTACTAGGTTGGTCATTGATAAATTAGAGCCACCATTACCATATCCAAAGATAGCTTTATCAGTGCCATAACCTGCGGCTGCCAATCCACTTCTAGCAGTTCCGACACCTGTAACATCATTACCGACTACCCCGGTGTTTGTTACTAGATTGGTTATTGATGTTAATGATCCAGTAGACCCGTATCCAAAGATAGCCTTATCTGTGCCATAGCCTGCGGCCGCCAGGCTATTTCTAGCAGTGCCTACACCTGTCGTATTACTAGCAACAACTCCTGTATTTGATACTAGGTTAGTTATTGATACTCTACCGGATCCAGAAAATCCATACCCAAAGATTGCTTTATCTGTACCATAACTTGCAGCCGCTAGATAGTATCTAGCAGCACCAACACCTGTTGTATTACTAGCAACAACTCCTGTATTTGATACTAGGTTAGTTATTGATGTAATATCAGTAGCATCAAACCCATATCCAAAAATAGCTTTATCATTTCCATATCCGGCAGCCGCTAATCCATATCTAGCAGTACCAATACCAGATATGTCATTAGCAACAACACCTGTGTTTGATACTAGATTGGTAATTGCTGTTACTGATCCGGTGGCCGTTACTGTTCCATATCCAAATATAGCGTATGCGAGATAAGAAGGTGGGGGTAGAGATATTGAATAACCACCACTAAATGTTACGCCTGAAAAAACCATATCTGCCATAATATACCACCCTTTAAGTTATTTATCAAAATAGTATAACTACTAAATTGATGCTATCTTATCTTAGATAGTCTTACAAAATTAAAAATTGATAGCCACATATAACCTATGTCAAACTCGTACCAACGTCTACTTAGTTTTGGATTTGCAGGTTCTAAATGATGATTGTTATGTAGTTCTTCCCCACCGATAATAATACCCCATGGACTAAAGTTACGACTTTGGTCTTTAGATACCCCATTACGATATCCCAACCAATGTCCTATACCGTTAACAACACCGGCTGCCCAGAACGGAATCCATATCATTTGTATACCCCAAATTAATATGCCAATCCATCCAAACAATATTACATTAAGCAATAGTAACAGCATTATTCCTAGACGAGAATGTTTACTGTATACGTTCTGTTCCATCCAATCATCAGGAGTACCAACTCCATATTGTTGAACCATTTCTGTATCTTTACTTGCAGTATGATAGAGTAATGCCCCTTTGAATAATACATTGTATATTCCAAAAACATGAGGTGTATGAGGATCACCTTCAACATCACTAAATCTATGATGCTTACGATGTATCGCTACCCATTGCTTAGTAACCATGCCAGTTGTCAACCACAACCAAAATCTCATAAAGTGACTTAGTATAGGATTAAATTCAATTGCTTTATGTGCTTGGCCTCTATGTAAGAATAGAGTGACACATACTATAGTGATGTGTGTAACTATTAAGGTGTATAATATTTCGTTCATTAGATATTTAACCCAAAAAACATAGTCTACTAGTCAGCTATTACTATATGTGTAAGAGATTTTTAGCCAACAAAAAAGGCTCAGTAGAGCCTTTTTATGTAATCTCAAATGGAGATTAGAAGCGATGTGTTACACCAACTCCAACTTGTTTTACGTCATTTGTTGTGCCTTTAGCATCAACATTGCGATAGTTGATACCAACAAGAGTACGCTTACTCAAGTTATAATCAGCACCCATTGCATAAGCTTTAACATCAGTATTTGTTTTACCATAGCTAGCTTTAGCAGTTATCGGACCGAATTGTTGACTTGCACCAATCAAATCACCAGTTTTTGCAACTACACCTTTGTCATCACTACGTGAGTAAAATACGTGTGTATTGCCTAATTTTGCGCTACCAGCATATACTGTGCTTTTCTCAATACCTTGTGTATATTGTGCAACTGTTGCATTAATACCAAACAATTTTGCACTTGCGCTATAGCTACTTGCTTCTGTACCTACACCATTTTGTGTGCGGTCATAAGTTGCAGTTAAACCCTTCATTGGTGTTAATGCAAAGAATGTGCCGTTACTGACACGTAGACCACGCAAGTTATGTACATCACCGGCTACACTACCATACAATGTGCTAAAAGCGTCATTGTTAGTAATTGCTAAAAAGTGACTATGTAGATTGCGACCTAAATCCATACTAACAAGTTTGCCTGATAAACCGATTGTTGATTGGCGATCACCAAGTTTAGTATCTGCACCAGTGATAGGATCATTGGCTTTTAAACTTGTATCTAATACTACACGTGCCTTCAATCCACCAATAGTTTCAGTTGCTGAAAGTGTGATGTTGCTTGTTGGATCTGTAACTAGACTTGTTTTACTTATAGCACCAGTTTGAGTATTGTCAACGAATTCGCTGATTTTACCTGTAATTCTAACTTGTGCTGTTGCAACTAATGTTGTTGCGGCCAATAATGTCGCTATTGCGATTTTCTTCATAAGATTTTCCTTTAAAAATAAACCTGATTCCTCAGGCTAGACTAATATTTATAGCAATTTTTATTGCCCATATAAAATAGTTGTTTGCGTAATAACAACGAGTTTAACGTGGATAAAGGCTCTTTTGAGCCTTTGTTTTTGGGTTGGTGATATTATGAGAGTCCGTAGCTTGCGGCTGCAAGCTCCCTTCTAGCTAGTCCAACACCGGTAACATCATTGCCGACTACGCCGGTATTACTTACTAGATTGGTCATTGATACTTGAGTAGTGCCATTATCACCATATCCAAATATTGCTTTATCCGTTCCATAGCCGGCTGCGGCTAAACTATATCTAGCTGTTCCTACTCCGGTGGTGTCTGTGGCAACTACACCTGTGTTTGACACTAAGTTGGTTATTGATAAATTAGTTGAACTATCGCTAGCCAAGCCGTAACCAAATATAGCCTTATCAGTTCCATAACCTGCGGCTGCAAGTCTAGACCTAGCAGTACCAACACCTGTAGTATCCGTAGCAACAACTCCGGTGTTACTTACTAGGTTAGTTAGTGAATAATAATTTGATCCACTAAACCCGTATCCAAAGATAGCCTTATCTGTACCATAGCCAGTAGCCGCAAGTCTTAATCTGGCCTGACCAACTCCAGCAGTATCTGTAGCTACTACCCCTGTATTTGACACTAAGTTGGTCATTGATCGTCCATTATTATTCACAGCACCATATCCAAAAATAGCTTTATCAGTACCGTAACCTGCGGCTGCTAATGAATTTCTGGCGGTACCAACGCCAGTGGTATCTGTAGCTACTACCCCTGTATTTGAAACTTTGTTGGTGATTGAGAAGTCGGTTCCACCAAAACCATCATATCCATATCCAAAAATAGCTTTATCTGTACCATAACCGGCGGCTGCTAATGAACCTCTAGCAGTACCAACGCCAGTTGTATTTGATGCTACTACACCGGTGTTACTTACTAGGTTAGTAACGGCCGTTGGACTGATACCATAGCCAAAAATTGCCTTGTATGAGGGAGGAGGAGGCGCTGGCGTAATACTTACTCCACCACCAAATGTTATTCCTTGTCCAATATCCATGTTATGTTATCCTTTAACATATTTATCAAAAAAAATAGGGACCGAAATCCCTATTGCTATTTTTTGTTACAAGGTATAACTACCTCGCTATCAGGCGTTTGCTGCCAATAGATATTGTGAATCGTTTGCGATTACTTTTTGTGCTTCTACGGCTAGGAACTCCCAACCCTAACGGCTTCTGCTTTGCCGAGCGCCTAATCTTAACTACTATCCTGTCGGTCGATCCCAAGTCACCCCCATCAGAAACATACTAGTTCTCAGTGACCGATGCCGTTAAATAACACCGATGTATCTAATATGCTTTTGGTGGAGGTGGGGAGATTTGAACTCCCGTGTCGCCAGTGTTTCCTAAGCAGGTTTACGCTGTTCTTAGTATTTATTATACACATCTTTGTATAGAAGTCAAAGATTTTGGCATAAATAAAAGTGTAGTTCACGGATCTGGACAATCCCAACTACTCTAACGCTACCAAGGAGCAATCAGCATGACTATTTATTACATCTATGTTAAGACCCATAGAATCACGGGCCTGAATTATTTGGGTTACACATCAAGAAAAGATCCGCACAAATATTTTGGATCCGGTATATATTGGCAATCACATCTTCAAAAACATGGGTACGAATATGATACTAAAATACTTCACCGTTGTATATCTAAATCGGCTATCAAATCATGGGGATTGTTTTACAGCAAACTTTGGTCAGTTGTTGCTAGTAATAAGTGGGCTAATCTTAAAGTTGAGAACGGTGACGGTGGATTTGGAATTTTGTCGGAAGCTAGTAGGAAAAAGGGAGTTGCTACTAGGCGGGCAAACGGAACTTATGTGAATACAACATCTTCAAAACAAAAACGTTTAGTAACTATGACAAAAAATGGCACCAATAAGCAAACCATAGAAAGTATTCAAAAACAAATCAACACTAAACTTAAATTAGGCATTACTAACAAAGGAAGAAAACACACTACAGGCGAATTAACAAAAATGCGAGACAGTCATCTTGGCTCAAAGAATAAAAGTGCCAAACTAACTGAAGCAGATGTTATTTTAATAAAGACTTCACCGCTTTCTGCAACACAGTTATCTATTTTGTTACATGTATCTATAGGTGCAATTTGTCATGTTAGAAATGGTCGGACTTGGACCCATATTTCTGTTTGAATAAATCTTTTAGCCAAGCCCATTCATATGATAGGTTCAGTTTGTTATAGTCCCCTGACACTTCCTCATAATAATATTCAGCATCGGCGGCTCCTAATTTAGACCACTTACTAAAATCTCCATATCCTACATTCAACCAAGTATATAATCTACTAGCTGATTCCTTATCCTGAGGATTTTTTACAACTTGATCCTTTAGTTTTATAACTTCGCGGAACGCAGTTCTCCAAGTAGCATATGCGTCTGTGTTATACAGTGCTACACCTGAATTTATCTCTATTACTTCATGCTCATCATCTAAAGTGAAGTCAAGACCGTAGCCCAAATTATTAAGGGTTAATTTTTTATTATAACAAATAAGACCTTGGTGGCCATACACCAATCCATTCACTGGATTGCTTGCATAAAAAATATAATGTTTAGGTACTTGCAATCTGTCTGGTTGCCATGAAAAATCAAACTTATCATCAATACATAACTTGGCAAATACAGTAAACATCCATGGTGTCTGACTTGCTAATGCGGCTGCATGGTAGGCAGCAACACGACCATTAACCCCGTCAACTCTAACAACACGATTCTTCAATCCTTTAGTCACTTTCAGTAAGTGTTCATAGTTCTCGTCAGCTCCTATTTCACCGTTACTTAGGAAAACTATATCCAGCGGCATTGATTGTCCTATCTTAGTTGATTTAGCAATGTATGGATAATCATACAACTCTTTATCAACATAATCGTTAGCTTCTTTGGGTACAATAATACGTGTGCCTCCCTTATTTGTAATCAATATGTTCTTTGACTCCTTAGACCACATACTGATTGGTTCATCAGTCATCGGTGCACTTACATTATCACTTGTAGTAAACACAGCATACGGGAAATTATATGTATATTGTTTAAAGTTTAAATGTGTATCTTCTTCAGTTATAAAACTAGGTGCGGGTAAACGTTTTACTCTTTGGTGCTGATTAAAGTTAATCTTCTCTATGTTTTCTAACTTATCTAAATCTTCTACCAAAATACGTAACTTGTTTACATTGATAAAAAACGTATCACCAAACTTTTGTTTATCGCTAGGGAATACATGCAATTGTTCTAATGAGAATGGATCACATATATAAGTAAAATCAAAGTTTGTATAATCACATATTGAACTACAAACCCAAACATAGTGATCCTTCTTATTACCCAACTTATATAACATATTTTTCAACGTAGTTAAGTAATCAGTTTCATATTTGATTGTGTAAACGTTTTTGCATCTGCTTTTAATTAATGGTTCAATATTACTATCATTACCGTAATCAATCAAGTAAACATCATATATACAATTGGTAGCAACAGCACGTTTAGTTTTTACAAAGTTTAAGTTACTTAAGTGTTCTATGATTTTTACATACTTTGTATCTTCTGCAAATGTTTCTTTATTGACCATAAATGTAGTGCCCCAATGACTCCATTGAGTGCCAAACATATGAACCATTGTCATTTGCCATGGATTAGGATAATAATTAAAATCAAAGTTAGTATAATCTAATTCGCTATTCAGTATCCAGCATAGTTCTGTAGTAGATTTATTGATACAACGATTGATTGTATCAACCCAACTGTTTAGATAACGTGTTTTCTGTAGTGTAGGAAACTGTTGTTTTAATTGTTCAAATCGTATAATTGATTCTTCATTGCCTTTATCTACAAAGAAAGCATCAACTTGTTTGAATAGTTTAGATAGATATTCTTCATCCAGTTTTGTATTTTCAATAAAACTAATATCTCTATAGCCCTTTTGCCACATCTTACCATTAACAAGATAAGTTTGTGTAGTTTCACTTTCAGGTGAGCCAAACGTATTGATATTAAATGCTTGTTCTTTTGTAGGCTTCCATGTAAAGTCAAACTTAGTATAATCAATATTTTTACGTAATGCCCAGAAGATTTCATCTACATGTTGTTCTATTAACGCATTTAATGTAGTTTCAATATAATATTGAGGATATTTTATTGTGTCAGATAATAAATTCTCCAATAATACAACGGTGCCGTCATTATTTGGTGTAACATATGTAGGACCATCACCTAAATGAATATCATCTAACAATGTACCAAACTGATAGATATAAGGAGGGCTAGTAGCGTCAGGATGCCAACTAAAATCAAATGTAGATTCATCAAATCCATTTGGTATAATCCAGTTATTAAAGTTTTGTTTTAACCTTGCTATAGGAAAATCAATATATTTGATATCAGTTGCCCCATACGCAACATATCTAGGACCGCCGGTCTTACTCCAAGTACTCGGGAACTGATAGATATACGCCGGTTCTGTACTATCTGGATGCCAGCTATAATCAAAATCTTCTATATTATCAGGTATATCCCAATTTGTTTTATCAGATATACGTGTTGCTTTAAGTATATCCATATATTTGATGGGGGTGTCTTCATTGCAGCCAGGTGCTGTAAATAGTGGACCATCAGTTTTTTGCCATTGTGTTCCAAATTGATATTTTAAAGGTTCATCATCTATATTTGGATGCCAACTAAAATCAAACTCACTAGTATCTAATCCTGCAGGTATAGACCAATGTGTCATATCTTGTTTTACTTTTGCTATAGGATAGTCTAAGTATTTTGTTTCAGTTGCACCTTCTACAGTAAACTTAGGTCCGCCTGTTTTACTCCAAGTACTTGGAAATTGATAAATGTATGCTGGTTCAGTTTCGTCAGGATGCCAACTAAAATCAAATGTTTTTTGATCTACGTTTCTTGGAATCAACCAATTAGTAAATCTCCATGCTATTACTTCTGCTTTAACAGCATCAATGTATTTTAATTCTGTTGCACCGGGAACTCTATAACGAGGTCCACCTGTTTTTTGATGTACAGTTCCAAATTGATATATGTAAGGTGGGTCATGTTTACTTAAGTCAGGTTCCCAACTGAAATCAAAACTATTTTTTATGACATATGGGGGTATTTCCCAGTTATCCATACAGGGTTTACGTGTTGCACGAGCTTCCATATACTTGTATTCTGTAGCACCTTCAACAACATATTGAATAGAGATTTTATCTTCAGGTTTATTCCATTGATTACCCCAAGCATAGATATACGGAGGGCTATGTGGATCGGGGTGCCATGAGTAATCTATACCATCACAATTTTCTAAATGTTCAAATCGTGTGCTATTGGGTAATAGTCTTGCTCTCATTGATTCATCTGTAATGAATTTATATTCTGTTGCACCCGGTACATGATATTCAACAGTAGACATAATCTCTGGTGGATATTGAGTATTACCAAACAGATAGATATATGCAGGTTCACGTGGATCAGGTCTCCAACTAAAATCAAAACTTGATTTGTCAATAGAATAATTTATCTTCCACTTATCCCATTCAGGTAATACCTCAACTGAATTAGACATGTACTTGCGTTCGGTTGCACCTTCAACATGATACTCTAGTGTTGGTTTTAATTCAGCACTAATATATTTGTTTCCCCAAGTATAGATATATGCTGGTTCACGTGGATCAGGTCTCCAGCTGAAATCAAATATATATTTGTCTACCGCTTGTACTTCTACCCACTTATCCCATTCAGGAAGTAATTCTACTATGTCAGACATATATTTTATATCAGTTGCACCCTTAACATGATACTCTACATAATGTTTAATTTCTGCAGGATAAAACTTGCAACCCCATTTGTATATGTAGGGTGGGTCATATGGATTAGGTTCCCAACTAAAATCAAATTTTAATTCATCAATTTTGTCTAATATTACCCAATTATTATGTTTTATGTTTTTTCTATATATAGGTTCAACATCAGCACGATATATAATTATTTCACTATCATTTTTTGAACATAACCAGGTGCCGCTATCTTTTTGATATTGACTTGGCCATACATTGTTATGTTCACTTGTCCATACTTCTTCATCAGGTAAAAAATCAAAGTCCCACTCCCAATCAAAATTTGTATAATCACAATATTCATTGATTATCCAGAAATGTTCCGTGGTACATTGTTGTCTAGCATCAGCTAAATCAATTGCATGTTTTTCTCTTGGGTGGGCATTGGGTTTACTACCGTAATAAAATACATCTATAAGCATTATTATACTTATGAAATTACAGTTATATTATAAAGTTTTTCAAATCTATCCGCATCACTTCTATCATTAACCATAGGCTCTCCCCTGACATTTAAACTAGTGTTTAGTAGCATAGGACAGCCAGTTAATACATACCATTTTTCTAGTAGTTCTCTTATTCCAGATCCATCTTTTGGAACAGTCTGTACCCGAGAAGTCCCGTCATAATGAACGATAGCAGGAAATAAGTCAGGATGCCTACACCGAGCGATGACTTGCATATACCTACTGTTATTGAAGCCACGAGGCATATCAAAATACATATCAGCATACTCCTCCAGAATGACTGGGGCGAAAGGTCTGAATTTTTGTCTGCGTTTAATCTCATTTACTTTATCCTTTATTTCTTTTCCTCTTGGGTCTGCAAGTAAGCTTCTATGTCCAAGTGCTCTAGGTCCGAATTCAGCACGACCATTAGCCACGCCAACAATGCCAGTGGTATTAAGATGGTCCAATAACCTGTTAACAGGGTAATCACCAGGAATATTATGACCAAGATAAGCATCAGTCCAATTAAGACGTTTACCATAGCCCAAACAAGATGCTCCAAGACTAGAACCAGCATCGCCAGGATTAGGAATAATCCAAATGTTATCATAAAATTCTCCCAATAATCTATTCGCTAAACAATTTAATGCGACACCACCACCATAAACTAGATTCTTACTATTGCTTAAACTTCTTGCTCTACTAATAACATTAGTGATTAATTGTTCAGCAATCAATTGTGCGCTAGTGGCAATACTCATATCGTCAACACCCTCTAAAAAACTAGCAGATACCCCAGTATGTAAATTATCTTTAAAAACAATATCTTTATATGATTCTACTAGCTCGTTAGACATATCTTTCAATGGTCTATCATTTCCATATGCTGACATACCCATCAATATGTATTCTTCATCTAGTGGGCGTAAGCCTACACGTTCAGTCATTGCACTATAAAATAGTCCAATACTGTCTGGATACTTCTTCCCCCATAACTTCTTATATTGTGCCTTGCCGTTTTTATCATACCATGCATTATAAATGCTAATAGTATCAAACTCACCAATAGCATCAATAATAACTACAGTAGCGTCATCGTAGGGACTTGTTTGAAACCCTGCGGCTGCATGACTTAAATGATGATTATGTGTATATACTTTGCCACCAAGACCATCTTGTAACTTGTGTAATAACCCAGTTCCTATAATTTCTTTAACAGACAAATTAGATAATGCAGGCTTTTCACCTGATCTAATTTGACGAAGGAACTTCATCCATGGTCTTTCGTAATAGTGAATTTCTATGTCTCTGCTGTCACAGTATGTTAACGCATCTTCAACAATGCCCATTGACAAATGTTTGTCATGTTTATGTTTACTATAACGTTCACTGTGGCCAGCAAACATTATATCACCCTTATCATTGATGACACTTAAAGCCGCATCATGGAATCCAGCTGAAATACCTATATAGTTCATTTGTAAATAAAAGGGTCACGTTTACGCATTTCTTTAATACGTTTGCGATATTTAATCTCTCTAGTAATTTTGCCGAATAATCGGTAAACTATAAAAAATTTAATTTTTTTCAGTATGTTCATTAGTAAGTCCTTTTCTATATATATCAAGTACTGCAAATATCTCTGTTTTCAAAACAGTTTTAAAATGTGATATATCAAGTTTTGCTAACAATCGGTTAGCTTCAACTGTGTTTAAAAAATAATGCCCACTTACTAATAGCTTAATTTCATCGTATGTCACATCTGCAGTAATCCATTTCTTCCATACTTCTTTGTCAAGTACATAGTTTTTAAATGTATTAAACTCATTTTCAAATTCTTTTCCTAATGTGGTCAATACAGTAGTGTGTATTGTTCCTAATTGAGGTGCAATGTTTAATGAATCTACTCCGGCTTGTTTACGCAAGACAATATCTTGTTCAGTTAGGTAATCGGCATTATGTTCTTTAAACAAGAATCTATACTTGTGTATAATTTCTGCTAGTTTAATATTATCTTCTACATTAAAATGTCCTACTTGTTTATGTTTAGTTAAACTACCGGTACGCCCAACTACAAATTTTATCTCAGATGGATATTGTCTACTAAACTCAACATCATCTTTTATTTGACTATTGTTTTCTTCCACACTAAGGTTATCTTCACTTCCAAATTCTAGCATCATATTAGGCTTTAATTTCAAAATATGATTGATAAGTTGATGTGCTATTGTGTATTTTTTTTCTTTTGGTACTCTGCTGATATCAACATGTATTAAATTGAATCCGTTTTGAATATCAGATTCAATTGTATTGATACAATTTTTTAGTGCATCCTCAATTGATAATCCATTGTCAACATCTCCGTAATATGGACCGCAATGATCTCTGCATATTAGTACTCTTTTAGGGTCATAGTTTATATTAGATTTAATAAAATCTACTAATTTCTTAGTGGTAAACGCATATCCACTATTAGTATCAACTTGATTCCTACTAGCAATAATCATAATAGGGAAATCATGTACCTTGCTGTATTCTAAACAAATATCAACTACTTCCGGACTCATAGGGCCCACACCCAGTTTAAATTTCTTCAAGTCCATTAATTATTCTCTCTAAGTATAAACAAGCATCTAATACAGCACCTTCCCCTGCTTTTGAGGGTGTTATATATTTTGCTGATTCTCTTGCTTCTATTCTTGCTGATTTGGGAGCAATACCAACACTAACTCTTTTTAGTATAGGTGCATCATTATATCCATCAGCTATGTATGCTGTAGTATCAAAATTGCAATTCTTTTCAAACCATCCCATACGATCTTCTTCAGTAACTAATACCAATTGTGATGGTTCATACTTCCAATCTTTTACTATTCGGGCGTAGGTTATTTCCCAGCCAGTCACATCTGCTGTTATAAACGTAATATCATTTAGATATTTCTTTATTATTTTGAATCCATCTTTATCGTGTGGACCAAAGACTTTATACATCTTACCCTGGTTACTATATAAAATATGACCAGTGTTAAGTACTCCGTCAACGTCTAAAACTAATTTATTAATTATCATCTTCAAGTTCTGATTGGCTTAATGTTATACCTGTATAAATTTCAAATTGCTTTTTAAATTGTTGTAGGTAAAACTCTTTTCCGCCTATATATTTAATATCAGATAAGATGGTTTGTTTTTTTAACTCGTTATCATATATAGCTAAATCAATCACATGACTTAAATTTGGTAACTTAACAAAGGGACTATCCTTAGTAGAGGTACCCAAACTTGTGCAGTTTATTACAGTTCCGGTTAAGTGTTGTATTTGATCCCAATTACCCAATGAACGACTGTATATGTTAGCTTTATCACCTAAGATTTTTTTAAACATATTGCCCATTGCACCATTGCCCAATATGTTAATTGGGCCAGAGTCTGGGATAGTTTTTAGTACATGTATTATACCGTAGTAATCAGCATTATATCCAATATACTTTCCGTCAATATTCACTACTGTATTACAACTATTGAATTTAGTAACTAATTCATCCACATCATCTAATAAAGGTATGACTATAGATTTGTAGGGCATACTTACGCTGAACCCAGTAGCTTTATAAGTTTTTAATTCAGTTACACTATCAACTATATTATCGCATTTTAATGCGTTATAAGTGTATGGCAAGTTCTTTAAAGTAAAAAACTTACGATAATAAGTTTCTCCTGTTTTACCAGGATATTGACTTAGACTATAAAAGTGTTTCATTCTAACTCTTGGAACAACTTGATACCCAAATACCACAAAAACAAATCAAACGGTGTAGTATGTAATGGGCTCATGTTCCAGTATATGATTGGAATTAGTATTTGTACTTTTTTATAATCGTAACCCTGATTCAGTATAAACTCTTTAAGCTGTTGTTGATAAACAGTAACCTGATCTATATTAGGAATAGCTAAAGTAACATTATCATTATCTATTTCAATATTGAAGTTATGTTCTTTGATGTTAGCATAGTTGATTATAAACCCACCGGACAGTTTGGCAAGGTCATAATAGATATCACCAAATTCAATTATATTAGCAAATTCATGTCTCCAATCTATTACCTTGAATTTACCTTTATTATTAATAACAACATTGTCAAATTGTAAATCACCATGAATAAATCCAGGCAATGTAGTGTTGCTTAAGTAATCCCAATCAATTTTGTTTAGGTAGTAACTGTAATCTTTAACTTTTACTCCATCTATGAAGTTAATTTGTTTTAAGTTTGGATACTTTTCTAAAAACTTATTAACTCTAGCTAATGTTTTGTTTTTGTAAAATTCAATTGATGCAGTAGTAATATCTATATCTACCGGTAGCCAAACTTCATCCTTTAGCCAATTTAGACAAGACTTAAATGCGTCTGGGTTATTATACTCATATAGTGTTTTACCATCAAAGTAATCGTACGCCATGAAATTACCAATATGTTGACAGTTGGCAGGGAATACAGTTGGGTTCTCTAATGTTTTAATATATTTCTTTTTTGGGATAGAACCATCTATCCACCACTTAACTACACGATTATTACATATGTATGTTAGCTCATCTTTTTTGGTGAAGTCAAACTTTTGACTTTTGCTTAATTCAGTTTGGTAATTAATAGGATCTCCAAAATCAAGCCATGTGTGTAGATTGTCTACTTTGTCACCTAACCGTATAGAGTAAATTAATTCTGTTGAGTTCAATTCTTCTAAACTATTGAAAAAATCATCATAGTGATGTATGTAAACTAATCCAGTAAAAGCCAAACTTGTTTCGGGTGTAGATTTTTTAAATGTTATTTTAGTAATTTTATATTGATTATCTACATCAAACATCGTATACAAATGTGTATCTTTTTCTGGTACAGATTTTACAAAATAGCAATTACTATCTGTTACTCTATCAACAACTGATTCATTAAAATATGTATCACATGGTACATACCAAAACGGACCATTGACTTTATTTCTGCATTGTCTTAGTGTGTATGATGTTCCGGATTCAGGACCTAAGTAATCATCAATTTGAACGAATTCAATATTTCTATCTGCGTATGCTATTTTACAGAAGTCTTTGATTTGATCTGATAAGTAACCAACTGGAATAATAAATTTAGTATCCTTTGGAAAGCCATCAATGATATGTGATAGTACCGGCTTATTTTTATAGGGTAATAGTGCTTTATTGAGATTTTTTGTGTAGTTGCCCATTCTACTACCGGTACCGGCAGTAGGTATAATTACCGTATGTGAAGAATTACTGATGTTCACTTTGAATTCTACCGTGTGTTCTACCTGCATCGTCTTGCAATCGTATAACATCATCCAGTTCGGTAGTGCTTGCTTCAATAAATTCTAAGTCAGTAGTAGCAACTACTCTATGAACATATTTGGGCTGAACGTTAAATATAGTGCCGGGACATAAATCAATGATTTCAAACGTTGACTCATACTGATCAACTTGATCAGGTGTCATACCTTGATCCAAGAAACTAGCAATGTTTAATACTTCTTTGCTTTTATATAATTTACCAGTACCTGCTAGCACGTAGTTAGTTTCCACCTTATATTCGTGAACCTGTAAGCTTGTTCTGTTACCTGCTTTAAATAATATACGTTTTAATGCATACGGGGTGGTAGTTCCATCAGCGATCCATGTTTCTTGACCCCATGGCTTAGATACTAGTTTAGTCATAATGTTATTTATTGGATACATGATTATGACTAAATTTATTCAACGATGTTTTTTATGTTGCATTGTTTATTTCCAACCATTTTGTTCAAACTTTTTTAAAATAGCATTTGCGACAATTTTATGACCAGTGGGATTAGTATGCATTGTTGGAAGGTCATCCGGAAAATCACGTGATAATTTTCCCCAGTCAACGTTTACAATATTTTCTTTAGGCATGTATTTGCTATATTCCTTAGGCTCATGTGTCAGTAGCAAATGCTTTATATTTGCTGAACGCAACAGAGTGTGAGCTAACACCATGTTGCTAATGCCCTTTATTCTTTCAATGGCTGGATTCATGATATGAATACCCCAATCATATAAAATTTTCATTCTATATGATGGTTCAAATTTAAATCTATGATAGTAGTCCGTATCCAATATTTCTTTATTTGAATGATTTTCCCAAAAATCAATAATACCCATCACATTTTCCGTATACATTTTTCCGGAATATTTAATATTATCTTTTAGCGGATGTGGTAAGCGAGTCATGTATGAATTAACCCCATATGGAGGATACTGATGATAATTCACATCAGTTAGTGATAGATTACCATTATGTGTACAGTCGGCTGGAAACCAATCTAATCTATCATAAGATGTATGACTGAATATAACATATTCCGTAGTATCTTTTAGTTTTTCTACTGCATATTGTACCTGTAAATAAATGCTTAGGTTTGTAGAACTTCCTTTAGCTAAATTAATTATTGGAATTCCTAGTTCTTTTGAAAGTAGTTGCCCGTAAGGCTCATTAGCTAAATCTCGGCAGCCGATGCCTATGTTGAAGCTGTCCCCACATATTACTATTTTTTTCATATTGATAACCTCTATAATAAATTTTTGATTCTTAAATCATGTAACAATTCTTCAGCCCAAGCCGCATGGGCCTCTACTAACGGGTGACCTGCTGGTGCAATCTTATACTTATTTTTATTCACAAAATGGTACATTGTACTATTCATTTTTCGTATATTATTATGATTATTATGCCAATCTAGCCAACTTCCAAAATTATTCTGTACGGTAATATCATGCTCATTACAACAAGGCAATGCATTGAAAAAATAATATCTTATTCCTAAGTTTTCTAATAAATTACTTAATAAATAAACACCCTGAAAATAACAATGAATTCGTTCGTAAATGTTAAGTACATCAGTAATCCATAGTTCGTGAACTTCATCTATTAATTTGACTTGGGACTGACTTAATGTATGATTTAATGTCAGCGACTTGCTAAATTTTTGAGTAGAATTAAATCTAAACCAAGTTGGTGTATCAGATGTATCATTTATACATATTTCATTACGGTCAGGAACACTCCAGCCTATAATTACTAAAGTTTTCTTTCTTTGTTCCAGAGATAGAGTTCTTACAAAGTCCATAGTCGTTCGTACTATTCTAGCATTACTACCACCGCCGGTACTATCATTTACTAATTTTATTTTTAGCGTATCAGCTATACATTTTGACCAAGTAAATTCATTCCAAAAGTGTGCAGCCACTCCAACTATATTATCACTAGAATCCTTTACATTCACTATACCGGGGGTTTCAGTTTTGTGTAGTTTCATTCCCCTATTAGCAAGTTGCTCTACAAATATCGGATCTTCATCAAGCTCATTGCCGGCGGTCCAACTGCATCCATTAACATATAACGTATCAATCAAGTTTATTCTCCTTAATATAAGACCATAGTTCGTGTGCCCAAATTTTATGAGATTCAGGACTAGGGTGCCAACCGTTAAATGTGTTAGTTTTATTATGTTCAGTTATAAAACTTTTAAAAGTATTGTTCTCTTGATCTTTCTTATAAAATCTAATTGGGTCAACACTATCCCATAGCGATATTAAATTATATTGATTATTTTCTCTGATGTTATTGTTATCACTTGATTGAAGGTGGTAGCCACCAAATTTGTTAGTCAAAGATTCTATCTCAGACCTAACGTTTAAATCTGTCCACTTGTTAACATCTAGATCCGGAACTTGCTGAAAACTATTGAAACATAACCATTTCAACTTGTTTGCATTGCACCAGTTTTGAAAATTAAGAATAGTATGTACATATCTACGAATATATTCTTGAGGATTCCAAATACATCTAGTATAGATATCCCAAAATTTCTTTTGAAGATCGGTCTCAAAGTGTTGCACATTGGGCCACAATCTAAATAACATAGAAATTTGCCCATCATCGTACCAAAAACTGTTTCTTTCAGGACTACTCCAGCCTATAATAATCATTAAGTTTTCAGTAGACTTTCCTTGACTAAGATAGTTGTTGGTGACATAGTCCATAGTTCTGTACAATATTGTTGTATTATCATCTGCTGGCCAAGAAATATTAATACTTGTAGCATCTGCAATTTCTGCTAAGTAACTACTAAATATCCGCGGATAACGATATGCATCATTGTCCGGAAGATAGTCTATTGTAGTGACATGTTTTCCTTTTGCCAAAGTCTTTTGTTGTATTGGATCAATAATTTCACTACCGAATACCCAACTGTCACCGTTGCAAATAAATGTTTGATTCTTGTTCATTTCATGTTGTACCAGTCATTAGCAAGGTTAACTATAGCATCCCAGTCGGTTAATGAGTCCAAGTGTTTCATTGTATTCCGTGATACTTTATATTGTATTGGTTGATGGCGTGGGTAGTCTGCTCTTAATCCAGAATGTATAATATGCTCGTATAACATGCATCCCGGACCATAAAAATCAAATCCTAATACCCGATCTGATCTTGAGATATGTTCAGCAATATATTCACTGGTATGAAGTGTTTTGTTACTTTTATAAATGTCAGCGACAATGTCCATTGTGTTGCTGTGTCCATAGAATATAACATCATCAAAATTCCAATAATTAAATTCGGTAGCAAACTGCAGTATGTTATAAGGTGCATATACAGTTCGTTGATTTACATATTCATTAACATATGGAAATTTAGTTTCCGGATTGTATACCGTGTCTAACCTAGCTTTTATAACTAAATCATATTCAAAGTCGTTGTCCAATTCATACTGTCTTTTTAATGCAACACTTTTAGAAAAACTATAAAATAATGGGTCCCAGGCTAAAATAAACTTATCATCGCTGTATTCTTCTAAAACAGCCAACTTCATGTTATAAGCATTGATAATTTCTTCATAATCACCGTGTTTGGAATCCTGAGGTTCAAAGTTTCTAGGTTTATGCGGCAAACGCCAGGTGTCTGTGTCCCAACAATGCATAAAATAATCAACTTCAATGTTTCCCTTATAAGGATGAACATTGATAGTATCTTCAAAATAATTTTTTACGTTTTTAAGAGACCACTTCCACATCCTAGGTTGTCCACTAAAACAAACTGCTACCTTATACAATTTCAAAATCTCCTATAGGCATTGCGTTATTATTCAACAATTTAGAATATGTTTCTGACCTGCATATCTTAGGATCACTAAATATAGAATGAACATTGATTTTCATCATTTTCAGATAATAAAATAAAACTAGCTCTGGCTGAACACTACCTTTTGGTCTATTATTAAAAGCCGTAATTTGAGGTAGCCAGCGATAAAACTCACTAACTCTATCAAATGTAATACTATCAGCGTAGAAAAATATATCTCCAACCCGAGTAAAGGGCCAATCTTTATGAGTACCGGTATGACAACTATACATAAAATTATGTTTTGGCATATGTAAATCTGTTCTCCAAGATGCATATTCATTTAGATTAAGAAATTTGTCTATCATATCATCGGTAAAATATAGATCATTTCGTATCTTAAATACTATATCATATCTGAAATTGTTATTCATTTCGTGTCGTTTTTTTAAATGCGCCGATCTCATTAGACTGTAAAATTGTCCGGATGACCATGTCAGTGGTATTATTTTACTTTGGATCCCATAATGACTACTAGCAGATGATATTTGCATCAAATGTTCAACTCTTTTTTCGTAAAACGCATAGTCATTAACTGCAAAGTCTACTAAGTTTATCTTTTTAGTGTACTCCTGAATTTCATTAGCACTAATTGGTTCTGGGATAGGAGCAGCCTTTAGGACTTTATAACATACATTATTAGGTAAAGTATTAAAATCCCATGTATGCGAAAAAAAATCAACCTTAGCAGTTAATTTTTCTTCTAGAGCATTTGCTAATCTTAACCAAGTATCTGAACTTTTTTTCCATGTTCTAAGTTGACCACTAATACAAAACGCCACACGCATAATTACATATTCTTCCACTTAGTATATACATTCTCATATTCCGGAAATATTTCAAGAAAATTAGTTCCACGTCGCCGATCATGTTCATCAACAAATGTAACAAAGTTTTTACGATTGATATTAGTAAATTCAGTTATAGGATTATCCTTAGCAATATTGTATATCCTTTTTAATTTATCAGCTTCATGTTCAAAGAATCCACGGTTAGCACTTCCGTACCACTCCTTGTATTCTAAGTTTTTATACATAAAGGTTACTTGATCATATATCAAGTTAAGGTGTTCCGATTCCATAATGAATATAGCCTGATGGTTCGGGAATCGTAAGTATGGAATATCCAATAGCATAGGAGTTCTCTTATCATCCCAACGATGATATTGATTCTTGATATCCACTATATCTTGCAAAAAAGGAATATAAGAGGTCATACTTAAGAAATTGTAAGTACTCATTATAGTTACTTGGATACCGGGAATTTCTTTATATGCTTTGTGAATATTACTTAACCACTTATCATAGTTCATACCAAATCTTATATACTCACTTTGTTTTCCGTGAGCTTCAGCACTAGTGAATAACTTAAAGTTTTTCAACTTTTTACCCTCAACTATATGTTTTGCTTTCTCTAAGAACTTGTTAAATATATCGTCTGTTACATTCATATTAGTATTAATACTAACTTCTAAGTTGGGATTAGGATTAGCAATGATGTAATCTAAAACTTTAAATGTATTCTTATTAAGAAGTGGTTCGCCTCCAGTGATTCTGAACTGTAGTAGGCTGTTGTACATGTTTGGCCACCATTCCCAAAATGCATCTACGTATGGATTTTCTTCTCTATTGGGGATTGGGATCATATTTTGACTCTTTAACCAATCTAGATTATTAAATTTGTCAGTAGTAGGATATGGCCCATGTCTTTCTATTTCTTCCATCCACTGGCTACTAATATGGGGGGCGCAATAACTGCATTTAAAGTTACATACATTGCCAAAACTTACTTCAACATAGCTTGGGTCAACATTATCATCCCATGGTTTACTAGCAATATCAGCAATAAAGGGTTTAGCCCAATTATCAGCACTTTTATATACCCGGTCGCTATGACTGTCCCCTTGATCTTCAACTCGCCAACAGTAATCACACTCTGATGGTCGTTCGCCTTCAAGCATGAGTTTTCGCTGTTGCTTTTTGTATTCACTATTATGTAATGCTGTAGGATTACGTTGAATTTCTTCTAGAGGTACATGGTGTGTTTTAGGGTGATGACAACTATGTGTATGACCATTTTGCAGATGCATAGTAACTTGTTTCCATTTTGCCGCACAAAAACTAGTACTTACTTCATCTAGTTCCGTTTTTGTATTCTGTAAATGATTTTGATAACCATCATAATTTGACATATTTTTACCAACCCTCAATCTTTCTAATTACATCCATCTCTTTGACTAATGGACCTATGTTATACTTATCTGCATTATAGTGCCTCTTAAAGAATTTACTCTGTCCTCCATCAAAATGATTCATTGGTAATCCTAATTTGTCATTCAATGCTGCACCGAGCAATGCTGATTCACGATCAGGATCTCTATGTGAATGTTCTTCCCATAATACTGTATAGTTATCAAACCATTGTACATTGGCAGGGTCCCACTCAGTTAACATAGTCATATATGTGCCAAGGCGTGCACCATAAATAGCCCACTCACCATTCTCTACATCACGTCCAATATTATGCCAAATTGTTAAGTTGTTAAGATTACGGCTAGCAACGGTTTCTTTTAATGCATCAACTGTGGGTTTTGAACCACGATCAAGAACCATTTTTACTCCTTCTCGGAATCCAGCTCGCCACGCTTGAAACGGAGTATAATTAGGATAAGTAGTAGAATAACAGTCATACATTGCCCAGTATAAATTATCTTTGCTATCTAAACAAAAGTCAGCAATTCGTGAAACATCACCTTCAGTTTGATGCTCATGTGTTTTCATTTCACGCACATAAGTTTTTGTCCAACTACTCATTCCGCCATTGCCATAGCGTAATCCATTAATGTTGTTAATTGCTTTCCAACGATATTGTGCTATTTTATATTTAGGATCCTTGTCAGTGAAGTCTAATTGCAAGTTAAAGAAACTTTCATCTGGCATATTATCACCGTCAATAAGAATAAAGCGTTCTGTATCACTTGCTTCTCCTGCGGCTTTATGTGCGGCATCACTGCCTTTAACACTATCAACACGCTTTGCCCAAGGCACCATGTTCTTAATTTTTAGCCAGAATTCTTCTTTCTGTGGCTCGTCATAGCTTAGATAGATACAATCTAAATCTGCTACGTCAATGATATCGTCAGAGTTCATATGTTTTTAATTTCCATTTAGTTATATTATTGTGTGAACTGTCTACTACTATGCTTAAATCCTCACTTGAACAACATGTACCATCAATGTTAGGTACTAATTTTGAAACAATAGAACCTGCTATAGCTCCTGCTATTTTACCGTCTATTACTTTAAGATCAGGACGTCCTTGAGCATAGGTATCAGCATCAATAATAACATAATTACCTGCTGGCTTTTCACAGGTATAAAATAATACATTACCACGTTCGTCATAATATAATCTGAACTCTGGTTTAATAATAGGTGGGGCTTCCCAAATTACAAATTCTTCCATTAATAACTTTCTAGTATTTTATCACTAAATGACTTTATATGATAGTGAAAGGGGTATAATTGCGGGTACGTATTTACTCTAACAGTTTCAGGTAGTATTTCATATACTAACGTTTTAGTCCAATCTTCACTGGGTATATTATTAACATATTGTTTCATATGTATCATACTCATTTCATCAAAGTTAGGTAGTGTAGTTTTTTCTATGCCTACTATATGGCAAGCGATAGCATATACCCAATCAGTTGATACTTCTTCGTTTGGGTTGCATTTTAATATAGTTTTATATTCGTCCCAATGGTCAAATATATCTTTTACAACAGTATAAAATAATTTTGCTGTTTCTGATTTTTTAAAATAGGTTATACTATTATATGTATCCGGAAGCATATTGTCATCAATAAACTTTCTATATACTCTACAATCAGATAATTCACCTTTATAATTTCTTATTTTAGTTGAAACTACTACATCATTAATTTTCAATATATCCCACCAATGTTCAATATTACGTGGGATAATCATATCGGCTTCTAGTTTAATAGTTTCATCGTAGGGACTACATTCATATATTTGCCAATCATTGTAATATCCACCTAAATTACCATATGGTAACATATCACTAGTAATAATTGTTACATTACTATTTGGCATTACCTTTTTAATACTTAGTTCTAGTGCTTTGGCACAGTTAGTATAGCTTACTTTATCAGTATCATGTGCCATAATTACGAAACCTCTAGTCATGCTATTAATTCCATAAAATTATCTTTATTCATAACATGAAAATCCATATCTTTTAGTGTTATATATTCTTTACGTATTTTACCACGTTGCCAATTATCATACATAACAGTATATTCTGTATTAAATTCTGTGTCATTATTTCTATAGATTGATGTGTTTTTTCCTACATGTACTAAGTTCCAGGGTATAATATCACGTGGATTATCAGTATGACCATTTGCTATACGTAGTGCAAGTGTTAATGCATAGTCGTTGCGATATACTCCGCCTACAAAACTATGTATGTCGCAATAATGGTCATAATTCTTTTGAACCATTTCTAAACATTCAAATATTTGTTTAGCACGAATAGTTTTTTTGAATGTAACTACCGTAGCCCATAATGTTTTAAAACTATATACACTTAATATTTCTTGTGCTACTCCTGGTTGCATTAAGTAACTAGTAGTATCATGGCAACAAAAGTCATCATATATATTAAAGGTTCTTAATAGTTTATCTGAATTAACCATATAATCTGTATCTAACAATATAGTTTCATCATATGGGCTTAGTTCGTATGCTTGATATCTACCCTTATTAATCCAAATATTATGTTCTCTTATATTATTTTTATCTGCGTTAGTGATAATAACTTTATCAAAATTATAGGCTGGTAATGATGGAAGTGATTCTTCGTTTGTCACTAGTGTAACTGGTAAATTTAAAAAATGATTTATACGTTTAGCAGTAGCTACTGCCATATCATAGTAATTAAACTTAGGTGAGTTAAACGCAAATAATATTGCACCCTGTCTCATCGGTTAGTCTCTATCTCTTTCCATTCTTTGTACCAGTCAAGCATAACTTTTTGGTAAGTATCTTTTATTATAGATAGTAATTGATCACGATTAACTTGTACTGGGTTATTAAAGTTATCAATTAAAATTATAAAGTTATCGTCCAATGAATTTAAGAATGATATAAGTTCAGGGGTAGCTTTCCAAAGTCCCCCTTGTTCTGCTACAATGAACTTTCCTTCGTATTTGTCTTTGAGTTGCGCTTTTGCGCTATTGTGGTTGAAGCGGGCTTTAGCCTCGCTGATTAAGGTTTTGGTATCCATTAAACACTCCTAGAAGTATTTAGATAGATACCAAGTACTTGAAAAAAATTAACTACCTGTTACTGTGCCACTGACTGTTGGTGTACCCCAAGTGTTAGCAATATTAGTAACTTCAGGCGGGCGCAATGTTACAGTTGTTGCTGATCCAGTTGATACAGTTAATCCGTTTGGAATTTCATCCCAAACTGTAGAAATAGTAATTATAGAACCTGTATCTCCGTTACTTCCTTGTGTACCATTTGTTTTAATAAAGATGTTAATATTAGTTGACAAATAGCCAGATGGACCAGTTGATGCGGTTTGATAATATACATTAGCATTACTTGTGGTCAAGGCATAATATCCTGAATTAGTAGATATAGTCGGGGCATTTCCACCACCACCTACACGTGTTATACCATTATACGATGTACCTGCAATTGTTGCTGAACCTGAAGTTGGGGATGATAATACAACCGTGCCCACGTTACTTGCTAAATTATTTAATAATAAATTAATACCGGTACCGGACGGGTGAGCGCATGTAATTGCTAGTTGTCCACCTGAATTAAAGAAATATCTTGCGGCGTCACCGTTAGCAAATGAAACTGTATGTGTAAAGGTTATAGCGTTAAGCCATGTGCTTCCGTATGTAGCTGTATTTGAAGATGTTGCGCTTTGAGATACTGCATTTAATCTATTTGTATATATAGTTTGTAGATTAGTAACAACATTTGCATTATACGTAATTGTGCCGCCAGCAACTGGTGCTGTTACACTAGTGATACTTGAACTTTGATGGGCAGCTGAATTAGCGGTTCTATTTACTAAATTAGCCCACTCAGATGCTAGTACTGTTGCTCCGACAGACACGGAAGTCAATGCTGTTTGTCCATAGCCATATGTACTAGTACCAGTAGACCATACTGTGTTTAATGCGTTTGCTGTGGTTCCGCTTCCGATTAAACCATTATAATCACTAGCTTGAATAGTTCCAAATTGTGCGTAACTCATTGTTTATCCTTTAATTGATACAAATGCTTCTACTGTCCCAACAGTATCTGTGGTTTTATTAGCTAAAGCACGACCAATAACGTTGAAAGAATTTGCTTCTCCTAATTTTGCCGCACGTGCAATACCATTGCCCGCAGAAACAAGACGTTGTCCTTTTTTAACTTTACCTTCTACTTTAACTTGAACTCGTCCTCCGACTGCAATTGGGGGATGTGTTTTGTCATTTCCGGCAGCTGAATTCATTAGATAACCGGCTGTAGCAGATACAACGCCAAATACATCTTCACTTAATTCATATTGTACTGCAGTTATTTCTTTATCACCGCCTAGTTCAACTACAGTTCCTGCATCATATTCAGTATCAGCTTCAAAACGTTCTGCCAAGTCAGCATATGTAGCGTTAAGTTTAGAGCCTGAACTTAATGTCCAATTGCCTGTAATTGTACCTGCTGTAGCTGATGCACCTGTTGTTAGTGTAGTACCATAATGAATAGCTGCACCAGCACCCACTGTCCCGGTATATGTTGGCAAATATAATGCTACATTACTATTATTGTATGTACCAGCAAAAGATACTGGATCACCATTTGCATACATGTATTTGTCAGTTTTAATACCGAATAAGTTTCCGCTATTACTAATATAAATGCCACCATTGTTAAAAATAACTGCATTGGCTCCTGATCCACCTGCTCCACCATTAATTGTCCAAACACCAGTTAAATTACCAGCAGTAGAAGCTGATCCTGTAGTGATATTGGCTGTAGTGCTATTAGCGATATTGGCATTTGCAATATTAGCATTTACGATTGTAGCAGTAGAACTAACAGATATGTTTCCAAATATTCCATTTGCCCCTTGAACATTATTTAATGCAGTGACATTACCTGCGGACACGTTACCAGTAACTGTTACATTGCCAAAAGTTGTTGTGCCTGAACCACCCGATTGTGCTAATGTAATCCAAGAACTTGCAGTAGTTGTTCCATCTGCTGGACAAACACATAATGTATTGGCATTTGTATTATACCATAATTGTCCACGTAATGGATTAGGAGGAGGAGTTGTATCTGCAAAGTTTTCCATTGCATGAACAAAGTTAGTATCAAGTGATTGACCATAACCGGCATAGTTCCTGCCCGGTAAGCCCAATGATGTACTAGTTGTGTTTATAGTACCGTCAGCAATGGTTGTTAGTACTGTCCCATCACTTTTTACAATCGTATATGCCATATTAAATTACCCCGATATTCTGTTATTTATCTTAAATTGTCACCAAATTTGTCAGACTTTGAATTCTGACAGTATAATCTATTTGTATTTGTCTGTTCAAACTCTTTTGAACAGGGTGAAATATTACATGAGTTAATAGTCTAGTAAGTACATTTCCATCACTATCAGTCCCGTAATTAGCTAACAAACCTAATTCATCAAAAATATACGGTGAATCTGTTTGTGTGCTGTTATCAAATGCATTTTGACCAGCTGGTTGCCCATAATCTAGCAAACATTGGACTAAAATATCTGTATAAACACGACCTGTAGTATGTGAAACTGTCATTTTATTTCTAGTAGGATCTAGATTAAAAACGCTAGTGTCATCTACAATTTTTTCATACGTTTGGTTGTATAAAGCCGCATTTTGACCAGTAGTATTTGGGGGTAGATATGTGATTACACCTGTTTCATCTACACTTGCACCGCCGTTCCCAAATGCCATCTGATATATTTCCCCATATCCACGACTGCTTAATGTATCAGCAATGGCCTCACTCATGTTTTCGTAATTAATTTGGTTGTCTTTATCTACTAAAATGATTGGATTTTCTTTATCCGTTACGTCTGTAATAGTAATATGACCTTTTACCAATAGTCTTAGATTAATTTCCACTTATTTTTCCTTTTTCTTTCTGCCGCCGCCTTTACCGGCGCCGTGTCTGGTTGCATTCCATCCATTTTTACTGTGATAAATCTCGTAAAAATTGTAATTATTATTTCTTGCCCATGCTCGCAATGCCACTATATTTAGCACATCACCTGATGGCGTAATAATAGTCCAAGTCAAGGAATTAGAATTATTTTCACCAATTCTCTGATCTGACATTTTTTGCTTTGTAGAAGCTTTGGCACAGGTGCCTAGTTTTTTTGATGCTATCTGTTTTTTTGTATCTTCACTAACAATATGACCGATTCTACTAGCTTTCCATTTTTCAGTTCTAGTAAACTTTTGAGAATGTTTCATTCCTTTTTGTCCACATCCCGGACTATAAGATTCTGCTTTATTATAATAAGAACTATCTGACCTAACTTTATTTGGTTTTAAATATTTTTCAGCTTCTATTTTTCTAAGTTCTTTATTTGTAATATCAACAAATTCTTCTAATATATTTTTTACAAATTGATCAGAACCAATTAACTGAATGTCTTTTTTTAAGTTATAACTTGACCCAAAATATGATGAATTATTGTATTGATCGCTACCTATATATCGCCATGGATTGATACCGTGTTGTTTGTTGTACAAATTAACAGTTTCGTAAATTATTGCCATATTAGTTATCGCCTCGTTTTTGAACCAATACTTCTTTGGTGTTTGGATCAGATATTTTTAAATGTGATGAAAAATAAAAGCCACCAGTTTCGTTAGGTTTAGGACCATATTCCTGTACAGGAATAGATTTATTTTCTTCTGTATTATTACTCATGTATTTATTTATCATTTAAGGCATATCCATATTTAAGAAATATGCCGCTGTAGTCTCACTAATCTGTAATGGATCTCCTGCTACAGGGTTATAAACATAACTATTCCATGTTAAATTGTAATTTACATCTGGTAACAAATTATTAGATAAAATACCATAAACTTCTGTATAAGTCGGTACATATGCTTGTTCACCTGTACCATTTATACCACGTTGTAATCCGGTTAAAGTATTATTATCCAAATCTACTGTAGTAAATCTGATCTGTTCACCGTTAATATATACCAAATTACCCTCAATAGTTGTAATAATCAAATTGTTTCCTGCAGTAACTCCGCTAGTTATTTGTAATATCGGTGATATATCAATAATTACAACCTCATAATTTGCAGGATTTACATAGCTACTTGTCGTAACATTATACACAATCACTTGAGATATAATACGTCTATCAGCAGTTAATCCAATACTAATGATTCCACCTACTGCTGCCGGTGCTACTACATTTTGTACAATTGAATCAGTAACTCGGTTTATGTCATTTACATAGATTGTTTCATCTGTATAATATAAAGGCTGTACTAACCATGTTCTAGTTTCAGTATTTGCTCTATAAACAGTTTGTGTTCCGTTTTTATTAACATTCTGTAAATATACTAGTTGGTTAGGTGTTGCACTTGAAATCATACTAGTAATAATAACTATATCGCTAGTAGTAATTGGAACAAGAATACTCAAGTCGTTGTTAGCATTCAAGTTCAATGAACTAGATGGTACACGATATCCGTTAACTGTTACCCATAAACGGTCAACATTACTTTGTTCCCAATCACTATCTACAATAAATGTTCCAGCTTCCCATGCATATCCACCTGAGGTGTAAGTTGCAATATTAGTTATTGGATAGTTTGTATCCCCCAATCCAGATAGATATGGAGTTTCATACAAATCAAATTGCGTTGCATTAATCACATGAACATAATATGAATTATTATTTAATTGTATTGACCCTTGTGTACCATCTATTCTAATTAATGCATTATTTGCAACCGGAGCATCTAATCCATGCGGAGTAGCTGTTGTAACACGTACTGCAGGTTGTCCGCCTACGTACACAAACATACTACCTGTACCATCAGCTATCGTTACAGTTGACCCACCTGATGTAGTAGATATAGTAAATGTTCCATCATACGGGAAAGTAACAGACTTAATATAATAAACAGTACCATCAGTCAATACATTACCAAACGCAGTGCCTTGGAATATGATTGTTTGATCAACGATAAACAAACTTGTATCCGCACAACGTAGTAAATTACCAGCAGCAAACGTTTGTATTACTACTGCCGTATCAATCGGAGGTGTAATATTATTATTAATGCCTGCAATACTAGAAACTATATTACCAGTTACGTTATATTGAGTATTAAAATCTTGACGTTCAGTGAAATTGTATGTTGTAACTGCAACTTTACTGTTTAAGGTAGCACCTGTAGACAATGTTAATATGTTTGTACCAGAATTTATTGTATATCCAGAATTTAAACGAATACCATTCACTTCAACTATTGCATTAGTTGGATTATCTCCACTAGCATAATTTGTTAAATTGAATTGTGTTTGACCAGCCGTTGCTGTAAATATCTGAGTTTCTGGGACTGTATATCCATACTGTATTGGCGTTGTTTCACCAAATACTGTATAACTTAAATAATCAACTGTATCGTCATATTGTGCGGCAAATACTAATTTTGCTGTTATGCTATCACTAATAATATCAAATGCATAATTATTAGTAATTGCAACTGCACCACCGGTATCATTAACAAGCGTAATTACTGCGCCTCCGGCTGTAGCAGATATAGAAAACTCATTACCATCAATAATTGTTTTTACATAATAAGTTTGTAAAGGAATAATTCCGCCCAATGCAGTTCCAGTTCCAGTACCTACTCCAGTAGCTGTAAATATAGTTCCTACAGTATTAGATGATGCACCAATTAATGTGAAATTAGTTGTGCCTACTGTTAATATTTTATATACATTACCTATTACAAATGATCCGGCAGTTAGTGTGAAATTACCAAACATTGTATTACTAAATACTACCGGATTACCGATAGCTATACCATTAGTTGTAGTACATGTAATTGAATTTGCAGTGCTACTTGTTCGTGTTACACGGGTGACATGTCCACGGACTAGTCTATTACCATTATGATATACAATTGGGTCAGTCCATGGTGTTCCACTACCAGACTGTATCACTACATCCATTGAGCCAGAAGCTGTTATTAATTCAAATGTTGATCCTGCAACTCCTCCTGTACTAGTTTCTGATATAGTAATTTGTTGTGTAGCTACACTAACTGTTTTAACATAATAGATAGTATCAGCAACAATATTACCAAATACAGGACCATTGAATGTAATTTGATCATCAATTACAAAATCTGCAACATTATCACATAATATAGTATTATTTGTACTATCTGTTTCTAATGCTAAAACAGTGATTGGTTCTGAGTTAGGTCTTACTACACCTGAACCTGCACTTAGTGGTGCAGTATAATTACAATTTAAATATATTTCATTAAACCCAGTAACTGCATTAACTCTGATAGGGTCGGTTTGGCTATTAGATTTTTCTAATTGATCACCGTTACCTACTTCATATACTTCAATTGATAGTCTATCACCAGCTGGCAACGAACTAGTTAATATTACTGTTTTGTTTATCCAATTAACAGTAAATGAAGTTGGGGAATATAATCTAGTAGACAAACCTGTAGTACCATTAATTTGGAATACAGATAGTTGAGCCGGGCTTTGTACTAATCTGTAAAAACTAAATATCGTTTGTCCAGATATCGGAGTAAACTCAGCAGAGACTACATTATATCCAACATGTTGGTATATTTCAGAATCCCAAGTAGTACCGGGACGTGTTGTTACTATCATAGTTAGATTATCAGTTACTACCCCAGGAACTAATTCTTCAGGACCATAACCTGCAGTGAATGGATCACCTTGAACATCATATATACTAGGAACAATGTTAGTAAACGGTTTATCTTGCAAAGCTGTATCCAATGTGAATTGATCAGCTGGTGCAAATGCATTACCTAAATATGTGCTATTTGGATATGTTATACCATCTACTAATTGTGTTAAGTCTAACCCTGGCATATTAATTGTAGGTTGATAGTAACCTACAATTCTATCTAGTGCATTTAGCCTTCTATCATCACTGGATATCAACTCCCATTTACCAAATATAAACTCACTATCATTATTACTTATAACACATTGATATACTCTGTTATTGTATTTTACAATACTTTGATTGAAATAGAATGGTTCAGGTAATACTATATATTCACCTGCACTGAACGGGAAACCAATTCCGCTAATAGGAATTTGTAATAAAGGATCAGCATAAACTTCACACTCAGTTGCTGAAATTACTTTTAAATAATATTGAGCTTCAATATCATTTGGATTACCGTTTATGTCTACTACACCTATATTTCCATTAGACTTTAACGGTACAAATTGATTGTATGGATTTGCTATGATAGTATCAATACCAGTAACAGTTAAAGTCAAATCATTTAATGGAGTTAAACCACCCATAAGATTTCCAGGGATTGTAATAGTGTTATCAATAGTATAACCCGTTGCATTAACTTTTCCGGTTCCAGTACCTACTGCAACAACTGTAATAATATCACCAACTGCATATGTGATTGCTGAAGTTCCGGCTACAGTGTTCCAATTAGTTGATCCCAAAGATGCAATAGAGTAAGTTTTTCCAATAACAATACTAGTTGCATTTATTGTATTAACTGCAACCGTATATCCACCTAATACCCAACTTACATTAAATGTAGGAGTTGATGTAGGGTATTGTATCATTGTCATCTCATCATAATCATTTGTTAATGTTACTGATGATCCATTTGGAGTGGTAGATACTTTGATGTAGGGATATCCAGTACCATACATTGTTGCTCCACTAGCCGCAGTTAAATCAACTTCGCTACCACCAGGAATTGCTGATATTTTAAATTGTGTTGGTGTAATTGATGACTCTATTACATAATATGTAGTATCTAATACACTTCCACCCAATGCAGTTCCTGTAAATGCAATAGGCATATTTTTATAAAAGCCAGCTGTAGTTGAACATATCAATAAATTTCCAGCAGTAGTTGAAGTAACTTCAGTTGTTACTGTGCCTGTTTCAATTACCCAATATGTTGTTCCTGCAGTTAGACTACTATAAGTGTTAGAAACTCTAATTGGCATATTAACATACATATTAGTTAATCCGCCACTTTCTGTACTAATGCTTAGATAATTACCAGTCGTCAACGCATTAACAAATTTACGTTCTACTAAGTTACCATCAATCCCTTGTACTGTATAAGTAGATGATGAGGTTGAGAAGAATGACAATTTTTGACCATTAATTTGTCCTGGACTTACCGGTAAACCAGCGATACATGTCATTGATCCTGTACTAGTGGTTAATTGTACAATATTCTTTTGATCAGTACCATTACATCCTGTAGTGCTACTTATAGTTTGTGTACTCAATGGAATAGCTAAACCGTTAATTACTGAAGAAACTTGGAAAGTTGTATTATTCAATATAGCACTGACATAATATGTCACACCATCTACTAATCCACCAAATGATGATACATTTGCATCATTTATCACCATCTCATTAAATATGATAGGATCATTAATAGATAAACCAAGTGTACTGGTACAAATTATAGTGTCTGTAGGACCATCAGTTGCGGTAACACTTATAACTAGTGGGTCTTTTGATTTAGACATAGTAAACGTTTGACCGTTTATCACAGTAGTAACGTAATAAGGTTCGTTTTCAATGACTCCACCAAATACATTACCAGTAAAATATATTGGTAAATTAGGATAGAAACCAGCAGTTCCTCCTTTACCACTAGTGATAGTTGGAACAGTTATTGTATTCACTGTACTTGTTGTTGTAGTAGCTGTCAATATACCAGGATAGAACAACGTGATAACAGCAGTATTGGTCATTTCTCCAACAGACATTGTTAATCCAGCAGATCCAACTGTAGTTCCTGCCATAGACAAATTAATTTTGAATTGTGTCTCGCTTACAACTTCTGTTATATAATAAGTAGTACCTATCACAATATTACCTGTTACTGCTCCTGCAAATTTTACAGGCATTCCAACATAGAATCCAATAGTAGATCCAGATGCATTTAATGCAGTAGATGAAGGAGTTAATGTAAGTACATTTGTTGAAGTATTAATTGATGTAATAGTTCTAGTTAGAGAACTCCACGTAATTACTTGATCATTTGATACCTCTTCTATTTCAAACACCGCACCTTGAGAACTGGCTAAAATAGTATTAACATTGGGTTCAGTAGAACTTAAGGTTAAGCTAGAGCTAGATATACGGGCACTGTTGTTATATAAACCTGCATA